AGAAGAAACTTCATTCACAGCCGATCAAGCTATGGAGTTAGGATTTATTCAGGAAATAGTTACCGGTGTAAAAGCAGCTGAAAGAATTCAAGAAAAACCAATAAACCAATCAGATAAATCAATTATGAACCACATCGAAGCAAAGCTAAATTCGTTCTTTTCGAATGTTAGCAAGAAACTCGGAATTAAAAACGAGTTCACAGAACAAGTTAACGCAATGATAGTAGAGTTAGAAGATGGCTCAAGAATCAACATCGTTACTGAAACAGAATCACCTGAAACGGGTAATGCAGTTCAGTACGAAGATGGAACACCAGTTAATGACGGTGACTACACTTTAACCGATGGCACTGTTATCCGTGTTTTCGAAGGTGTTATTACTGAAATCATTGCAGCTTCAGTTACTGAAGAAGAAGAAATGGAAATCGAAGCATTGAAAGCGGAAAATGAAACATTGAAAGCCCAGGTTAATGACCTAACTGCTAAAATGGAATCATACGCAGCAACAATGGAAACGATCAACGCTAAGTTGAATCAAACTTATAAGACACCAGTTCGCAAGACTGTTGCTAAGGCTTCAACTGTTGACACCAACAAGCCACTTTTTACAAAGGACGATCTTAAAACCAAAAAATAAAAACGATTATGCCATCAATCATCAACCTAAGTTCAATCGACTGGAACGGAAAAGAAGTACAGTCGTTCGCTGAAGCTACCTTCGAAAAGGTATTCGAAAAGCCTGAAGTAAATTTATTCCACACAATCCAAGAAGGTATTGTAGCGAAACAACAAATCATCTTTTTAGGTTTACTTACCAAAGTAACCAAGTTAGATGCTGGTTGTTCTTCTTCGCCTACTAATGGATCTATCGCAACATCTCAAAAGTTTTGGGATCCTGAAACAGTTGAAATTTGGCAATCAGAATGTTATTCCAATTTGGAAGGTTCATTTATGGTTTATGCTAAAAAACTTGGTATTGCACAACCTGACTTAACCGGAACTACTTGGGCTCAATTTATGTCTGATCGTTTGACAGATGCAATGGCTGAAGATTTGTTTCGTATCGTTTGGTTCAATGACAAGAATGCTGCAAACTACGATGATAGCCCAGCTGGAAAAATCACTAACGGTGTAGCACTTACTGACTACAACATTATCAATGGTTTGTTTAAGCAACTTGATACAATCATTTCTGCCGATGCTGACCGTTTGGTAAACATTGCTGAAAACGAAAATTCTACTTACGCTACGCAAGATGCGTTGGCTACTGATCGTGCATTTTTGGTGTTCAATGCACTATCAACAAAATGCGATTACCGTTTAAGAACACAGCCGGACCGTGTAATTATCGCAACTCAGTCTTTGGTTGACAACTATCTTAATTTCCTTGAATCAAAATCTTTGGTTTTCTCATTGGTTGAGGTTCAAAACGGAATTACCGAGGTTAAATATCGTGGTCAAGTGATTTATGGTTTCAATTTTTGGGATCGTACAATTCGTGCTGACTTCGATAACGGTACTAAGTGGGATAATCCACACCGTGCGCTTTACACTACTAAATCGAACATCGTTGTTGGGGTTGATGCTGCATCAGCTGTATCTGAATTTGATGTTTGGTACGAACGTAAAGACAAGACAACCAATATGAGAGGTAATTACAAGATCGATGCAAAGATCCTGGAAGATTACTTGGTACAATACGCAGTTTAATCATTAAATAAAAACACTATGCCTACAGGATGCGAAGGATTATTTGAATCCATATTTTTAGATTGTGCAAAGCCGATTAGTGCTGGTGTTAAGGACATTCTCTATCTGATTAACTACGATGATATTTTATCGACTACTCCGGATGGATCGAATCCAAACCTTATCACAGGTATTACTTTAAAATCGGGTGCTGTTGCCTATCAGTTTGAAGGTAAAAACAGTTCGATTGAACCACGTGCTGCATTAGTTAGACAGCGTTATTCTGAAGTGTACGACCACGAAGTTACTTTCAAGGTATTCGACAACGGTGCGGACATTAAGAAGAACTTGCAAGGTGCGGTAACTAAAAAAGTTGTTGCAATAGTTGAAAATCGTTTTCAAGGTTCTGAAGGGGATGCTGCTTTCGAAATTTACGGAATCAGTGCTGGACTTCAGGCTAATACTTTGGAGCGTATTACAGCGGATGCAGATACGCAAGGTGCTTACAATGTAGTTTTGGTTAGTTCTGAATTCGAAAAGGAACCAAACTTACCAGCTACTTTGTTTGATGTATCTTATGCAAATACAAAAGCATTAGTTACAGCTTTGACGGTTTAACATTATGACAGGACAGCAGTTAATAACTGAGGTCGAAATCTTACGAGGTGCGATTAAGACTTCCGAAAAGGGTGTTCTTAATCGCATCTTTGATTTAAACGACCATCTTACTTCGGTAAGGGCTAAAAGAAATTGTGTAAATTGCGCTACTGAATGCCTTGCAAGATTAATGCAGTTGGCAAAGAAATTCCGAAACGAACAAATACCTATGAAATCAATTATTTCCCCGTCAACGATCAAAGGTCAAACTAAGAAATTGGAGCAATATAACATTGTAACTCCATTCCGCCCGTTTGGTCATAAAAAGACCTACGATAACTTTAACACCACTGATGCAGAAGTTGAAGGGTTGTTAAAGATCGAACCGCAACACTTGTTAAGATTTACTTTAGCTGATGGTTCACCAGTTGTGCTAAGTGACATTGGTAAGAAGCGAAAGAAAGCGGTTAAAAAAGACAATTTAGAAGAATCTAAAACCGATCAGTAATGGCTAAAATTGTATCCGGCAAAACAAAGCAAAGAGTTGTATTGCCCGACTTGAAAAAAGAACAAGTAGAAGCGTTTGATGCTGATAATTCCTACCCACAAAGGGTAAGAGATGTTGTACTTTCAAGCGGTGTCGCACGTGCTTGTACTGAGATGTTTGCCCGATACGTTTTTGGTAATGGTGTAAGCGATCAAGTATTATTTAAAAAAGTAATTGATCGAAACGGTAATACCTTAGATAAGTTAATTCGTAAGTGTGTCGATGATTACGCTTTATGGTTTGGCTTTGCGGTCCACGTTCAATATAACATTTTTGGTGAACCAATCGGTTATTACCATTTACCGTTTGAGTTTGTGCGTAAAGGTGTTGAAGGTAAAGAAGGTTTATTTGCAGTTTATAACAATTGGGATAAACGAGATTTAAACGAACGCTACGATACATCAAGAATCGCATTTATTAACCCATTTAACCCATCAAAAGTAATAAATGAGATTAGCAAATGTGATGGGGTGACCATTGAAGAAAAATTCAAGAACTACAAAGGTCAGGTGTTTTGGTTTAGCAAAGAAGGTTACAACTATCCGCTTTCGCCAATTGATCCTGTTTTAGAAGATGCTCAGACAACTTATCAAATCAAGTTGTTTAAGAATAAGAACATCAGAACTAACTTTATGTCAAGCCATATGTTTGTGCATAAAGGCGGTTTTGAAGATGACATCCAGCGTGAAGAATTTAAGCAGTCATTGGAGAAATTTCAAGGTGCTGAAATGGTTGGTAACATTATGTTGGTTGAGGTTGACCAAGTTGAGCAAGTTCCACAGTTGTTACCGTTTACAATTCAGAATAACGATAAGCTGTGGGAATTTACAGAGCAATCTACCATTAACAACATTGTTCAGAATTACCTAATTCCGCCCGTATTGGTTGGTGTGTTACAAGCTGGTAAACTTGGAACGGCTAACGAAATTAACGATGCACATTCATTCTATAACAACCATACAAGTTATGATCGGTTGGTTGTATCTGAAGAATTTACCAAGTTGTTAAATCAACCGATTGATTTATTGCCTAAGAATTCAATTATTACAACCCAACCAACGCAATGAGGCTAATTATCACTACCGAGGACATTGGAACTTATCGGGATTTAACTACCAACATTCCAACCAAACGAGTAACACCATTTATTCGTGAAGCCCAGGACTTGGACTTACGCAATCTGTTAGGTCCTGATCTTTATAACAAGGTTGTTGAAGATACTTCACCTTTGAATTACCCATTATTGGATGCATATTTAGTTCCGAGCTTATGCTATTGGACCTATGCAAGATTCGTTAAAAATAACCGTGCGACAATGACTTCGAACGGTGTTGTTTTTAAAAATACCGATGGTTCAGTACAGGCTAACGATATGGCAGTTTCGATGTTAATTACCGATGCAAATGAAGCAGCTGCAAATTACGCTAATCGTCTTGTTGAGTATTTAAATAACAATGTTGCACTTTATCCGGAATGGGCTAAATCGTGCCACTGTCATAAGGTCAAAGGATCCGTTAGAATCAATGCAGTTGGTGACACTGAAACGGTTAATGATTACGTGAAGAATGAAGTTAACAAACGGTCAATAATTGGTGGCAATGGTAGAATTTATTAATCAAGCCAATATCATAACGGCAAGGGTTGACGGTGTTGAATACAATTTCACTAAGTCAAATGTTCGTCTAATCAAATCGGGCAATTACGTTCGGGTTGATGATTATTCGAATTTGGTTGTTGAGGTTAGATTTAACGATGTTACCGCTCCGACAGTAAATAGTTCAACACAACTACTAACAAGTTTAAGAGGATGGCTACAGTAAGCGTTACCAATCAAACATTAACAATGACAATTGATATTGACGGAATTGAAACCGTTATTCGTAAAGACAATTGTAAGGTTCAGTCGTTTGGACAAATGGTAAGAATCACAGATTACAAAGGTTCGATCTATGAGTTTTTATATTCAGATTGTACAGCACCATTAGAACCAAACGCTAACGATTTAAGAGATGCGATCGAAGCATTTTTAAACACAGGCGGTGGCGGTGGTGGCGGTGGAATTACTACCATTACGTCCACTGATGGTTCTGTTGATATTGATTTATCAAATCCAAATGCACCCGATTTGTCTTTACCGAGTGGTTCTTGGAATCCAACGGCAATTGGAACAGATGGAGATCCAACAGTTAATGTTATAGCTGGTAATTATTCTCGTGTTGGAGATGTAGTAACTTGCTCATTGTTTTTAGGAGTTACTTTGGCTCCTGAAAATGTTGTTGCATTTAGATTAGACTTGCCGATTGCTTCTAACTTTGCCCAAGAAAAAAATGCTTTTGGAATAATTGCCTATAACGGTGTAACTCCTACTGAACTTATAAATTGGAATATTAAAGCAAGTGTAGCAACCAACGATATAGAAATTGAATTAACTTCCCTTACAGACGAGTTTACTTTTGAATACATCTACGCAGTTTTTCAATACGTTGTAATTTAATTTTAAATGGCACTAAGCATTACGAATCAGACTTTAACGATTTCATTGATTGAAGGTGCTGTAACTACTGTCATTAGAAAAGACAATCTTAAGGTTCAAGCGTTCGGAGATGTTGTTAGATTAACAGATTACAGCGGTGTTATTTATGAGTTTCTTTACACTGATTGTACTTCACCATCCGAGGCAAATGCGAACGACTTAAGAGATGCAATTAATGTATTTTTAATTACTGCTACCGGTGGTGGTGGGGGTGGTAGTGTAAATTCGGTTAATGCCGGAACTAATATTTCTGTAACAGGAACGGCAACAGATCCAGTTATTAACTCGTTATCTGACCGATATAAGACAACATCGACCACATCCAACAGCGTTAGCAACGGTTCAAAGTCATTTACTGTCGGTACAAATCTATCTTACATTCCGCTGCAAGAAATATTGGTTGTTTATGATGTTTCTAATCATATGCACGGTGAAGTTACTTCTTACAATGCTGCTACGGGTGCATTGGTAGTTGATATTAAATATCATACCGGAAGCGGAACTTATACAGCTTGGACACTTAACTTAGACGGCACTCCCGTAGATGCTTTGACGGGAACGGGAACGGCTAACGAGATCGCATATTTTACCGCTGCCAGAGTTTTGGCATCTTTGCCCGTTGCTACCTATCCAAGCCTGACTGAGTTGAGTTATGTCAAAGGTGTTAGTTCTGCAATTCAAACGCAAATCAATGCAAAGCAAAATTCTTTAACTACAACAAAGTCAGTTAAAATTGTAACTGATAATGTTGAACTTGATGGGGATGCTGCAACTCCTGGTAATAATAAAGTTTATGGTACCGATGCATCGGGGGTTAAAGGGTTTAAAAGTGATCCTGTAAATGCTGCTTTAGTAACTCTTTATGGTGCTGGTATTGATGGTGATGTTACAATTTCTGTTAATACTACATTGGCAAGGGATATGTATTACAATAACCTAACAGTTAATGTTGGTGTTACGCTAAATACTAACGGATTCAAAGTTTATGTAAAAGCAACACTGACCAACAGCGGAACTATTGGTACAATTGGAAACAATGGTGCTAATGGAACTTCATTTAGCGTTGTTGGTGCTGGTGGTGTAACAACTGCTATAGCAGCTGCAATTAATACAACCAACGGTGAAATATTTATAAACGGTGGTCCAGCAGGTACAGCTGGTGGTGCCGGAAGTACAACCAACGGTGCTGCTTCAGGTAATGTTGCTTCTGCATCTATTTATTTAGGCGGTCTTGGCGGTCGTGGTGGAACGGGTGGAACGGGACCAAGCGGAACGCCAGGTGCAAGTGGTACAGTTACTTCAGTTTATAATGGTATTGATGGGAAGCGTTACATAAATGCTATAACAGAATCGTTTTGGCTTGGTATGTATTTCCCGTTTAGTTCAATTTCAGGTACGGGCGGTGGTGCTGGTGCTGGTGGTGGTGGTGGTACGGGTGGTGGATCAGGTGGAGGCGGTGGAAGCGGAGTTCGTGGAGTAAATATTCACGCACTTTCCTTAATTAATTCAGGTACAATTAGAGCAATTGGTGGTAATGGTGGTAACGGTTCAGCTGCTACGGGTGCAAACGCTGGTGGTGGCGGTGGTGGTGGCGGTGGCGGTGGCGGTTATATGTATTTAATTTATGGATCAATAAATAATACAGGAACAATAACTGTTGCTGGTGGCACTGCTGGTATGGGTACAGCTGGAAATGGAACGGGCGGAACGGGTGCAAACGGTAGCAATGGAGTAGCTGGTACTATAATTCAAATCAATACAACGCTTGGAACACTAACTCAAACATAATGAATCATCCAATAAAATGTGCTGTTTGTCATATTACTGAAATGGGTTTTATAAAACTTTTGGAAGATGAAGTTTACCCAGGAGATGAAAAATGTTCATTGATTTGCGATAATTGTATTCAATGTGAAATTGATTTAATTGAATAAGTATGCGACCAATTAAATACATTGTAGTTCATTGCACAGCAACACCACAGACTACAACTATTCAGTCTATTCAAAATTATTGGCGAAATAATCTAAAGTGGAAAAGCCCAGGGTACCACCAAATTATTGAAGCTAACGGTAAAATTAATCGACTTGCACCCGATGAAACTGTTTGTAATGGTGTTGCTGGTCATAATTCTGTTAGTTTGCACGTATCTTACATTGGTGGTGTTAATGGTCCAAAAGCAATTGATAATAGAACCGATGCACAAAAATCTGCATTGCTCCAAGTACTAACCCAATGGAAGCGACTTTATCCGGATGCAATTATTCAAGGTCATAGAGATTTTCCAAAAGTTTCTAAAGCCTGTCCGTCATTCGATGCAAAAACTGAATACAAAGACATTTAATCTTACAGACTTACAATACAACCTAACTTTATCTAAACACAACCAACTACCAAACGTATAATTGTTCAGATAAAACCTGACAGTTATGCGTTTTTTACTTTTATTGTTGTTGCCATTTATAGGATCCGCACAATGCGAAACAAATAGGAACGGTCGTGCTTATTTAGGTCTACCGAGTTTCTTCAGTTTATACTTCAGCGGTCAATGTGTTGAAGGTAATATGGGTGACACTACTATTTGCGTTAAGTTTCCACCACAGACGGTCGGTCAAGTAGCCGGATTTAGTTATTCATCCCCAAGTGGTCAACCAGCATTTGTAACGGCAATAAATCAATACAATCAATACTGCGAATTATTAGAGGCAAGTCCGATGATTTACCCATCCACAGATACGGTAACGGTTTGTTATACTATCCAAGCTGCATTGATCGACAACTTTTGCCCGTATGCGATTCTATCACCTGGGCTTTCAGTTGAGTTTTGCGGAGTTCAAGCAGAATACGAACAAAACTTTATTAGGCTTCATTTTGCAACTTGTTCTAATACCGGCACGTTAAAATATGAAATCATTATTTCAAGCGATTTAATCAATTGGCGAACGATTTATGAGTTACAACCTAACCAAGTTAATTCAAGCGACCTAACAGACTATAACCTATCAATACCGTACACTATTGGTGGGCTTCAATACTTAGCAGTTCGGGAAGTTGATTATGAAGGTCGGACAAATGTTAGTGATCCCATTGTATTAATCGTTCCGGACATTGTAAGAAGCAATCAAGGGTTTGACATTCTCGGCAGATCTGTAACCAATTCAAATTACATTTACATTGTACAACCAAATTGATATGAACTTCCGAAAGATTCGTGCTATCCTTGACCTTATACTTGATTATTGGGCAAGGACCATCGGTGCTTTACTTGGTCTAACTGCATTGATCTTGTTGATGACAAACCAAATTGATGAAAGCACGTTTTGGAAGTATATTAGTGCAATGGTAGCAATCGGGTTTATTCCGAAATTCAAGGACAATAAAAAAACGAACGATGATGATGCTGCAAGATAATGTAATTCGGTACGATACGCTTGTACATAGAACGGTATCAGATACAGACACCGTGTCTTATTTTCGTGTTGTTGCAATTGGCAAAGATTACAAGTCTTACTTCACCGTTAATCACGGAATGGTAACCAAAGTCTATGTAACAGAACGTGGAGACACATTTTACAATCACGATTATTACCCATCGATTGAATCGCTTAACTTTAATGTGAAATTGCACAATGTAAAACGATCAATGGAAGCACACGACACTATTAGACCTTGCAACATTGCACCCATTGGTGACACTCGATCAGCTTCAGAGTTTATTGAATTACCGCAAACAGTTCAATCATTTCCGACTAAGATTGATTCAAGCGTAATGTTTGATGCTGCTTTAATTCCAATTGTGGCTATTGTAGTTACTTTGTATGCAATTAACTCGTTTAAGTCTTGGGTTGAGTTTGGCAGTAAACTGAAAGCCGTTTTAAACGCTTAAAATTCTGTTATATTTACGCTCAAATTTAACGAGCGTGTCTGTATTGTTTCTGTTAGATAATTCTGCATCCTGTCTTTACGCTAAGTGCGATAAAAAAGGACAGATTACGTATAGAAATGAATTATTCAGATCAACTTTTGCACACATTAAGCCAACTAATTTTAAACATTTAGTATCTGATCTTGAAGATATTGAAGAAGTTGAAAGTAGTTTTAAATGGGCGGATATATATCACAACCAATCAAAGGTATTTAACTGCCGAACCATCCAACGTAACGGTGTGCATCGATGGGTAATTTGGGAAGTTTGCTTTTTAGCTGGTGAATATTATTTAATTGGACAGCTTTTATTTGATGTTGTAAGTTCCACCGCACACCAATACGAAAAGCTAAAGAAGCAACTTGAAGATATTAAGTCGATCATTGCACACGAATTTAGACAGCCGTTACGATCTATTGTCGGGTTGAACGCTTTACTTCAGCAAGTCGATAAAGATACAGATTGGGTTGAATATTCTAATCTTTTACGAATGCTTAACGAATCTACAGCCCAGTTGGATGAAGTATTTAAAAAAGCAATTGATCGGGGCGATATGAGTATTAATACTTAATAGGCAATAACCCTAAATGAGTATTTTTACCGTTATGAAAATACAGAATCAACCAATTTGCGACACTGATAAGAGATTATATAATGTTATGGTTGATCGTTACAAAAGAAAATTAGTAAGTCTTAGTCAAGCTGTAATAATGCTAAGCGATGTTGTTACTGATCGAGAATATTTTGAAGAAATAGGTAAGAATGAATTTTTGCGAATGGTCGCAAAAAGTTGATTACATTTGCATTAGTTAACTTTGTTCATAGCAAGTTGATTTCGGGTTAGACAGCAACGGTTCGGTATTCATTTATCGGACCGTTTGCGTTTTGTGTAAAATAAATTTGGTAGATTAAAATATATTATTTTACATTTGCCTGTCTTTAAACCTAAACACTATGAACGATCAACTTAAAACTGATTACAGTTTTACCCAGTATTCGCACAATGAGATTATTGAAGCGATTGAATTATACCGGAAAAGAAATGACATTCCTAAATCTAAGTTAGCAACCAAAATTGGTTACAACGATACAATGTATTGTGGTTTGCTTCACGGCAAAGCAAGATTTAGCGAACGGTCCTTTACTAAGTATGTTCAAAAATACGCACCACAATTACTTGCTGAATCAATTAAGGTTGAAAGCCAAAATAAGGAGCAAGAATATATTAAGTATCTTAAGTCTAAGGGCTACAAGATAATGAAACCAATTACCGAATTTGTCGAACTCTAATAATCCGAAACACTATGATACTTAGCAGAACAAACCCACCAAGCCCAATGTACTTTCTTGGAGCGCAAAGAATTGATGCTCGACAATTCCGAAAGTTTTTAGCTTACGCAATTCAGAACGAAATCGAACCGGTACAAACTAAGCTGCATACCGTTTGGGATCTTGGAGAAATGAACCGAGAAGATTTGATTAACTGCCAAACGATTAAGCAATGACTACCATTAGACTAATTGACCAGGATAATAAGAAAGTAACCGATTCGGTTTATAAGAACTTTCACAAAGCGACTAAGCATTTTTTAGATCTATCCTATCAACTTGATTTGGACAATTTACAGTTCACACCATTTGGTTATATTAGTGCTGGTGGTTTCGGTTATAAGCATAAGTTAATGGTTATACGTGAAGATAAAATATGATACGTTCAAACTTTATTGTAATTGTACTTTACATCCTATTGGCTTTTTTTGCTTCAATATCATTGTTGTATAAAAAACGCAAATGAACCCGATAGATTACATCCGGCTACTTCAGAAGCATTATCCACCTGAAGAAGGTAAGTTTATACCACCTTACGTTTTACTGATCGCTATAGACCACGCATTGACTATTAAATATAAGCTGACCGTTTACCAACGAGCGTTTATATTTGGCAAGGCTTATTATCCTGAATTCTTTAGCCCAGTTAAGGTAACAGGATTAAGTCTGAAGCGTTACACATTTCAATTGTCCGATCAATACAAATCAACACTAAACCAAGTAATACAAACACTATGAACAAATCAACTTTTATTATCGAACAAGTCGATAATAAGCTAATTATTAGCATTGAACCTAATGAATCTGAAACTTTATTTCCATTAGATTTACCTGAAACCGCTCCAATGAATTCTAAAGAAATTGCATATTGGTTACAGAATAATTCTGCAATCCACTTAGAATACATTGACGATCTAATTGCATCTATTGACTACCTTGTTGCGTATGAAGTTTTCAAAGCTAAATTATGAAAACTACACTATCAACATTATTGGTCCTGACTTTGCTCGGTTCGTGTGTCACCGAAAAGAAGCGATTGAAGATTTGTCAAAATTGCCCGACCAAAACAGAAACGATTGTTCGGGATAGCATTGTACAAAAAGATTCGATCATTGTATTGCCAGGTGAAACCATTACCGAGTACATACGCATTGAATGTCCTGATGGTGCGAAACCAACCGTAACGACTAAATCTAAGTCGGGCAAAAAGGGACGGCTTGAAACGAAGCTAATTGATCCAAACACTATCAAAGCAGATTGCGTTATTGATTCCGCTTCAGTTGCGTTAAGCTGGAACGAATCTCATAAGGTTGTTACTACGGTCCAAACCTTACCAAGTCCTGAAGTGTGTTATACCGGTTGGGATATGATCTTATCTACGCTTGGATCCATTGGCTTGATTAGTTTAATTGGATTTGCGATATACTACCGAGATAAGAAAAGAAGATAGTTTAATTTAATTGCATTTTATACGCCTGATAATTAGCGAATTAACATAATTGTTAACGCTAAGTGTCGGGCGTATTTAATATATTTATATGTTTGTGCTGTCCTAATAACGAAAACAACTCAAGCAATGAACACACCAACTCAAACATCAGAAGTAACAAAGCATTGGAATCGCTTAGACAATAGCGAAAAATTGCAACTTATAGAGGAGATTATTGAAGATAAAAACTCAAGCGATGGATTTTTGATGCTTCAATATGTAAGAAATCAAAACTGCATTTACGGAAATATAACAAGTCGCTTACAGAATCACCTTTGTGTTGAAGCAGTTTCTCAATCAACGCTAATCGAATTGTTTGGAGAAGATCACGATTTCCAAATTGAAGATGCCGAAGTTATTTTAAACTGGATTAAAAATCAAAACTAACCCAATCGGGCGGCTAACCACCGCCCAACTTAACCCCACCCGAAACAATGGTACACTATTTCAAATTAGTCGGTTACAGCCGATTCTATGCCTACTATAACGGCAAGACAATCGAGATTTCAATTAGCGAAATTTCAGCATCAGTAAAACTGTACAACTACAAACTTTTCGATACTGGTAATTATAACGATGAGATCGAACCAATTGGAGCCGATACCTTCCGGACCATATTAGACCAAGTAAACGTCAACATCTTACCCGAACTTCAAACAATTTCAGACTTAACAAAATGAACGAGCAACTAACCCACTGGAAGAAGTTACGCAATCCCGATTACATCGGAGCGTACTCAATGCCGACAGACGGCAGCGAAATTATCCTAACCATCAGAAATGCTAAAACCGAAAAAGTAGCTTCACCCGATGGTAAAAAATCTGATTGCCTGGTTATCTACTTCAACGAGCCGAATTGGAAACCGATGATCTTAAACGCTACCAATTCCAAAGCAATTCAGAAAGTAGCTAAGACACCATACATCGAAAAGTGGTCAGGTGTTAAGGTCCAAATCTACACGGCTAAAGTATCAGCGTTTGGTGAGCAACTCGATGCATTAAGAATCAGAACGGTTGCACCAAAGGTTACAGATCAACCAGCACCACTGCCAACGATTACAACTGAAGATATTTCAGATGCACAGTTCAAACTTGAATCAGCTGAAACGCTTGAACAACTTGCAGCGACTTACAAAGCATTGACACCACAAATGCAGTCAATCAAAGAAATTAAAGAACTTGCTGCTAAACTTAAAACTGAACTGTTATGATCGTTTACAATATGGAACAACGCACTCCCGAATGGCACCAAATCAGAATCGGGAAAGTAACAGGAAGCAGCTTAAAAAAAGTCTTGTCCAAAAATTGGATGGACTACACCGACAAGATCGTATCTGAGCAACTTACCGGAATGAGCGAAGATGAAGAAGATGGATTTGTAAGTTTTGATATGCAACTTGGTATTGATCGGGAACCACTCGCATTAGAACAATATGAAATTGAAAACCAACGCAAAGTAACCCAGGTTGGATTTATTCAATCAGACGAGTTTGAGCATTTCGGTTTTTCTCCTGATGCGATCGATGCAGAAAGATACTTTGCAGTCGAAATTAAATGCCCGAAAGTATCAACCCACATCAGATATATTCGCCACAATAAAGTACCAGCTGCTTACTTCGATCAGATCCTATCTTACTTTGTAACGGGAGAATCTTTCCACTACGTTGATTTCGTTTCTTATTGCCCTGACCTTGAACAATACCCATACTTCCAAATTAGGACCTTTAGAAGCGATCTAACAACCGAAATCGAACAAGCTAAACAAGCACTAACTAAATTCTTTAATCAAGTCGAATCAACTAAACAACTTTTGAACCGATGAAAACAACACCGCTTACACCTGAATTCCTTGAACGGATGTCATTACCTGAAAAGTTCCAATCTTTCAAAGTAAAGATGAAGTTATTAGCACCGCCTAAAATAAAGCTGCCAAAATCACGAATCTATACTGTAACCGATGTTGAGTTTTCAAAGTTCTTTAAGACTTATTCAATTCGAATCGGTAACAATGACTACAATTCAAATCATTTTAATATGGTTGTAGAAGAAACCGACCACAGCGTTACTGAAAAAATCAATCCATTTGAGCCAACTAAGCCAAATCCCGACAACCAAACCGTTAACACATTGGTTCAATATGTTTCTGAGCATAAACAATCAATGTCGAAAGAATCAATCGTACACTTTGCAAACTTAATCGGACTAATTAAACTTGGAGCATTATGAATACAAGAAGATCAGCACGTACTGGAACATTATTCGTAACAGTTAAATATTATGACTTTGAACTTTTAGTTAAAGGTTATTTTGTTGAAGGTGAAAAACCTGATAGAGATTATCCAGGATGCCCACACGAATTCGAAATAGAATCGGCAGAACTAACGAAAGGTTCTGCACTTGATTTAATCAATGAATCACTTAATCACGATGAACTTGTACTTAAGTGCATCGAACAAATTGAATCTGACCTATGAATTTTACACTAAAAACTATACATCAGGTAATCAATGAAGAATTACCCGAACCTTACTTATCCTTAGCCCATAAGTACACCACCCAAAATAGAATCGTGCGAGATTTACCCGATGCTATTCTAAAGTTAGTACCGTGGCATCCTTCCGGCACAGATGAAGGTTATGCATTTTGGGAACACATTTATTATTGGTCCAAAGGAATCAGAAAGACATTACCTGAATTTGTAGACGCTCCCGTTAAAACAAAATCATACAATTTTAATTCAAGATATAACGATTGTCTTAATGAAGCGAAATTAGCAAACTCAATCATTGTTAAGATGTTTGGTCGTGTTCTGCTTAATCGTGAAATTGATGAAGTGTACAAGCGTTATCTTATCTTCAATTATCTGCTTTCAATCCGTGGGGATAGGTTCGGATTTGCTATGATCGGTCGAGCCGTTGCAGAAGCCATTGGACGGTCAACACCTTTTAACCACGCTACGGTCTATCACGCCCAGTTATCAGAATCAAATCTAATCGATACAAACGATTCAACTTACCTTATGATGAAGCGAGTGTTCGACCACGAAATTATTATGAATAGTGCGGTTGAATGGGATGAAAGTTGTATAGACTACTAAATAATAATTAAATCGAATCAATTTTATTTTTATCTTTACAGCACGTTCAGAGGTGGAATCCTGAATAGAAAGAAATTAAACCGCCCAATACGGGCTGCGAGGTAAAGTAGTCAACACTACTAAACCGATTCCACCGCAGCTTGTATTGGGTTTTTTTTTGATGTTATGTTTGATTACTTCAATTACTTCTATCAATGGATTGATGAAAACCCCGATAAAGTCGATCCATACATCACTGCAGTTTATTTCGCATTGCTTAACCGTGCAAATAAGTCAGGCTGGAAAGATAAGTTTGCAATTATCCTAATTGATCTTCAGGAAACTTGCGGTATCAATTCCCGAACTACGATGTTAAAAACACTTGACCGATTAGAAAAATTTGGGTTTCTGCAGACCGTTTCAAAAACAACAAATCAGTATAAGAATAGAGTAATATGCCTTCCATTAAATGGAAAGCACTTGGAAAGCACGTGGAAAGCAAATGAAAAGCACGTGGAAAGCACTTGGACACATAATAAGACTATTAAGACAGATAAGACTATAAAGACTATAAAGACAAAAGGGGCGGATTTAACAAAGGTCTATTCCGAAAATGAAAACGTGAACAAAGTCTTTATCGAATTTCTGCAGAATAGAATTGAAACTAAGAAACCAGTTACCCAACGTGCTGCAGATTTATTAGTTTCCGAAATGCGTAAACTTTACAAATCACCTGAAGAAGCAATCAAAGGAATCAACCAATCAATAATGAAAGGTTGGACCGGCTTATTTCCGGTTGGATCACAAAACAATAAAGTCACTCAACAAATTCAGTATAACCGATCATCACAAAACCATTACAAATGATAACATCACAAGAACTCGAAGAAAAGATCATAGCGATTCTGCTATCTTCAAATCAATTCAAAGACGAAATCATCGTTCAACTCAAATACGAATACTTTACAGTCGATCGATACAAAAAAGCATTCGAAGTAATTAAGCGACTTCACAAAAAAAAGTTACCAATCGACATTGCATTTCTTAGCCAAGAAAATAAACTTGCCAAGCTGCTTGAACATTCCGACATAATAACAATTATCCGCTCATTAGATAAAATAGTTTCAGCTTTCTTCGAACCGCACGAAGCAATCATAATGGAACTTCGTAACATCTATCTGAAATCGCAAATTCACCAAATCATTACTGAAGAATCAATCGGATTGTACGACCGGCACGATGCGACCGTTACCGCAACTGAAATGGTCAAACGATTGAATGAGTTAATGGATACGGGTATGACTGTATCAAATATCATTACCACTACCGAACTTGTCAAAGACGAACGTGAGGCTTATTTCAGACGGCAAGAACTAAACCGACAAGGCAAAACATCGGGAGTTCATACAGGACTTAAAGCACTTAACAGATTCACGGGCGGTTGGCAACCTGAATTTATAATCTTAGCTGGTCGACCTTCAATGGGTAAAACCGCACTTGCATTATTTCACGGGATTCAATCGAAAGAACCTGGTATCTATTTTAACTTAGAAATGAACCCATCACAACTTTGTCAAAGATTAATACTTCAGAACGCTACCGGAAGCATCGATTCTAAACGCTTAAGGGACGGCAGCTTAAACCAACCCGAATTGCACGTATTTGAATCGACCATTGGCGAAATTGAAAAGATGCCGTTTACCATTTACGACAAACCAAGATGCGGTGTTCACGAAGCAATTCGAGTTATCCGTCAACAAGTTAGAAAAGGTCAGTGCAAATGGGCTATAATTGATTATTTGCAATTAATGACATTAGAGGGCTTTAGGGGCGGTAATCGTGAAGCGGAAGTATCAGAAATAAGTCGAACGCTAAAAGCAGCACAAAAGGAACTACAGATACCAATAATCGCATTGTGTCAACTTAACAGACAAGTCGAACAACGATCAGATAAAAAACCGATGCTTTCAGACCTTCGTGAATCAGGATCCCTTGAACAGGATGCAGATACGGTTTGCTTTGTTTGGAGACCATCGTACTACAACTTATCGAACGATGAAGGTAAGCCATTTACGAACGAAACATTTTACCTATTTGAAAAGCACCGTCAAGGTTCTACCGGAACTGTGGAATTTAGAAACAATCAAACCATAACATCTTTTTACGATGCCGACCAGCAGCCGATGAGTTCTTACCTTCCCGTTGAAATCGAATCAACTAAGTTTAACTTTCAATCAAATCATTACAATGACGATAACCCATTCTAACCAAGAAATCAAGTTAACACCAAACACAATGTTGTTACTTGTTAAACTCAATAGTTTAACCGATGCTGAACTATCTGAGCAATATCCTGAACTTAATCACTTAAAACGGGATGACAAAATAAAGTTTATTTTAACCACTCAGAGTTAAATATCTTTAATTATTTTAGCACTCACTAAATCAACCTAAATGAGCAAACTAAAACAAGGCAGACCAAACAAGTACAAGAACGGTTCTGAATTTTACAGCACTAAAATACCGATTGGAATGAAAGCAGAAGCGGACCAAGCAATTGAAAAGAAGTTTGCCAAGTATCAAACCGATCAGTACAAGAATTTTAAAGCCAAGAAGTCTGAAGCTGATGTTAAAGATTTAACCAATGAGCAAATTATTTAATCAATTTTCTTTTACTCATAAGGTTTGTCCAATCTGCAAAATCAATAAAGAAGTTACCGATTACCATACTTACTTCAGCAAATCAAGAAATAAGCATCGAATCGGTAATTATTGCAAACCTTGTTCAAGAAATGAATCAAAGCCCAGGGCAATTAAAAACTATCAGGATAACAGAGAAAAGAAAAAGCACTATTCCAAAAATTATCGAGCTAATCCCGATAACCAAGAAAAACTGAAGAAACTTAAATCACATTTTAAAAAGAAGTATCGGGAAGAACTTAAAGATTGTTACATCCGAGATGTTTTAGCAAATCGTTGTAATATACCCGTTGAGGTTTCAAGGCAAATACCTGAAATTGTAGAAACAAAAAGATTGCAAATAAAAATCCGAAGAAAAATCAAAGACTTAAAAAATGGCAAAGAACAAACTATCCGACCTTAACGATCATCTATTCGCTGCACTGGAAAGATTGAACGATGAAGAACTAACATCCGAGCAAATCGAATCTGAAGCAAAGAGAGCCGATGCGATTATGGGCATATCAGATAAGATCATCGCCAATGCAAAGATCACACTCGATGCAATGAAGTTAATCTCGATTGGCAATTTAGATACTTCCGAGATTCCCGAAAGTTTTGGATTTAAAAAAATTAATCAGTAAGCCTTAAACACAATGTGTCAAACTCAAATTTCCCAGGCATCAAAAAAACAACGAACAATTACAACCATCAGTTTATCTGTTGCATTGACCATAGGCAGTTCTGAAATATTTGATGAGATTAAAAGATTTAGTGAAGAAGCAAATGAAAATGAATACACCAGCTTCACACATTACAATTTCTTTTATTCATATCCGCAATGGGGCAAAACTTGGAAAGATGATAAGACTTGTCAATTTCACAGAGTTAACACCAAGTGTCATTTATGCGACTTTGAACCTGATAGAAACTATGCCGGTATAGGAACCATCTATTTACTTAACAATGGAATTTGCAATAATGAGATTTTGATAAGTAAAGGCTACCAAACAATCAAGGGCAAAAAAGTTTGGAAGAAAGAATATCAAATAAACACCCCAAGACTTAGCCCAATGATTTTACTTTGTGAAAACCACATTAAAAGTTATTTCAAGTGGTCTAAAAATAATGAAGTCAAAAAGAAATACCCGATCCAATTAGAACTGTTTTGATTGCATCTTGTTAGTATAATTATCCAACCGATTTAATCTTACCTTTGTAACGTGAAGCGATTTGAAAACGTAACTATTATTGAAATCTTAGCTTTCGTAGTTTTGATTACTGCGTTATGTGCTGGGATCAACTTAATAATTAACTGATATGGCTCGTCCAAGTGAATACAAACCCGAATTTAATCAGATAGCACTTGAACTAATGGAACAAGGAGCATCAGTCGTTGAAGTGTGTGCTGAAATAGGCATTGATCGTGTTACTCTTTACGATTGGATTAACCCCGAATCGGACCGTTTTAAACCTGAGTTTTCTAACACCATAAAATTAGGAAAGCAAAGATGCCAAGCGTGGTGGGAGAAAAAAGGGCGTGAACATTTGATCGAAGAATCTGAAATGAACATCCAAACCGGAACAAGTAAATCGAAAAGATTAAACACCACTGCTTGGATCTTTAATATGAAGAATCGATTTAAGGACGAATGGAGCGATACGCATAAACAAGAAGTCGAGGTTAAGAATATGCCCGACTGGATGCAAGACGATGCTAAATAAGAACCTGCAATTCTTAATTGATAACGTACCAACAAAACGTATTATCGGGTTACAAGGCGGAACAAGATCGGCTAAGACTTATTCCGCTTTGCAATTTGTAATAAGGCTAATTGGTAAACATTCGGGCTTTAAGATTTCGATTACCCGTGATACATACAATGCACTTAAAGCAACTGCAATGGAAGATTTCTTCGAGTTGCTTAGTTCGGTGGGTATGTACCATCCTAAGAACTACAACCGAACGGACCACATCTACTATCATAATGGTAACGTGGTTGATTTCTTTGGTTTGGATTCTCCAGGTAAAGTTCAAGGTAGAAAGCGACACATCTTATTAGTCGATGAAGCAATCGAAGCGGATTGGGAAGTAGTGAAGCAATTGAAGCTACGAACTACCCATAAGATCATTTACTGTTTCAACCCATCACTGATCGAACACCCAATCTATTTCGATTTAAGCCGTGACGATGCTGCCGTATGTATCAGCACCTACAAAGACAATCAGCATTTGAATGATGCGACTATTGAAGAAATTGAACGGTTAAAAGTTACCGATCCCGATTTGTGGCGTGTTTACGGTGAAGGTTTACCAGCACAGGCAAGGGATAGCGTTTATACTCATTCGATCATAACACCTTACTCACAACCTTATGACTTTTGCTATGGGTTAGATGTCGGGTACCAACACGCAATGGCACTAATCGAAGTTGGTAAAGTTGGTGACGGGATCCAATGGCACGAAAAAATATACGCTACCAATATAACTACATCAGATCTGCTTAGAATGATGGAAGGTGTTATTAACAAGCGTGTAATGATTCACGTTGATTCTGCCCGTCCGGATGTTATTACCGAGTTACAACGTGCTGGTTACTTAGCTAAGAATGCGAACAAAAGCGTAACAGCTGGAATTAATACGGTCAAATCAAAGCCGTTGTATATTACTTCAGATAGTGTAAATTTACAGCGTGAAATCAAATCTTATCGGTACAACCCAAACCGACCTGATGAAGTGATTAAGCAGAACGATGATGGTATGGATGCAGCTCGTTACGGCACGGTTGGTCTTATCGGATTCGGAACTATCAAACCTATAAAACTGTCAATCCCAAGTGAACTATGAGGCAACCATTTAAAGGCGAAAACATCCAATTTGAATTACCGTGCAGTTGGTCTGATGTAACATTAGGCGAATGGATCGAAATACTAAAGATCAGTAAAGAACCATCCGACAAGTTTACAGACTTACGAATCGTTGCAGCTTTGTCGGGATTGTCTTACGGTGTTGTTCAAAACTTTAGCCTATCAACTTGGGACCAAATAGCAGTATGCATTGACTTCATCAAAACCGATGAGATCGATTACAAACGCATCGCATCGAGCAAAGCACCTTATCAGTTTAAAGTTAACGGGAAGATTTACAACCCAATCATTAATTTTAATAAGTTCAGAACGGCTCAAATGATTGCTTACCAAGATATGTTCAACGAGGGCAAAGTTCCTGAAGAAAAGATTAGCAAGGCAATTGCAATCTGTTTGGTCCGTGGTGAATATTCCGATGATGTTGTTACTGAATTGGAAAAGGGCGTTATGCAATTACCATTTCAAGATGCATTGTGTTTGCACGGTTTTTTTTTGAACACATATCTGAGTTTAATAACCGAGCAAAAACCGAAAGCAGAGAGCCAACATCTGACGAAATTGCATCAGGTATTACGGAAATCCCGAAAAAGTACAAATGGTTTTACACGCTTCATTCGATCACTAATGGGGATAAAACCAAAGAATCCTACTATATCAATTTGAGCGTAAACGAAATGTACTTAACGCTTAAGATGAGATCAGAAATAAACGAAGCAGAACGAAAATACCAACGATTAATTACTGAAAAATCTAAGCGAAAATGAGTACACTAAGGGCAGTTGATTTAATAAGGACGGCAGCGACAAACATAAGTGGGTTAAGTTTCATTACCGGAACGAGGCTGCTTAATAACATCGAAGCTGATAACATTACTTTGCCCATTTGCATTTTGGATCGTCCGATTCGAATTCCTGTTGAGGTTGCTGCCGGTGGTCGAATGATTGAGCAATTTGAATGCACTGTTTTCTTCTTCGATAAGTCAGAATTAGAATATCAGTTTGATTTGCACGAACCAATTATCGGAGCAATGAAGTTGAATGCAGATCAGTTCATCGTTAACCTAAATAGCTTTAGTGATTACGTTTTAAGAATCGAAGGTATTGTTTATTCAGACTTAATTAATGCGTTAGATTCAAACCTAACGGGCGTTCAGTTAGCTTTTACAATGCGACTTATTCCGGACCAAGAACAAGTTTGCCCAGTTGGAACTTATACACCTTAAGAAATGGCAGTTGTTGGATTAGATGCTAAGATAGTTCAGGACTTTGCCGATAAGCTAACGAAAGACTTAGCAGCATCGGTTAACGCATCGGGTGTCAATGCATCGGGCAATTTATCTAAGTCATTTCGATATGAGTTGCAGCCTGATCGACTAAGGATTTATAGTGCTAAGTATTATTCAGCAATTGAGATCGGACGTAAAAAGACGGTCAACGGTGGTGATGGTGTCTTACTTGGAATAATTAGAAGGTGGATCGATCAAAAGGGAATAATTCCAAAACCCGATGCTAACGGTCGGGCAGTAAGTAAGGATTCATTAGCGTTTATGATTACTCGTAAGATCCACCGTGAAGGAACATTACTAAACTCATCAGGCAAAGACTTTCAAGGACGAGCAAAGCCAACAGGCATTATTACGGGTGTTATAAATGACGGTCGTTTAGATTCGCTTAAAAAGCAATTAATTACGTCCTTTGTATTTCAAATTAAACAAGACTTGAAAAATGTTAGTAACTAACTATACGCCCGAAGAAATATTTGATTTCGATTCACCAGCGGTTTATTGTCGTTGGGTTGCTGCGTGGAATCCGGTACTGTTTAGTTACACCCGAAAAGATGTTTTAGTTGCTTCGATTGCAGATTCATCAGGTAACGCACGAATTAACTTTACTGTAGCACCAACAGTTAGACCAGTTGCTGGTGATAGTGTTTATGTTTATGTTGAAGATAGATTTGATGGTGTGTTTACTGTTTTATCTTCACCAAGTGCTGATTCAATGGTAATCGACACACCTTCAAATGGATCATTGGTAACTGATGGTTACGTTAACTTACTTACTACTCGTCCTAATTATTACGTTACATTAAAGATTTCGGATATTTTAGATGTTGAGGTTGCTACAATCAAATACACACCTAAGACAAACGGATTGATCGAATGCGACATTCAAGGAATTCTTCAATCAAAACTAAATAACGACAACGATTATAACATTACTTCCGAGGTGTTAACTGCCAATCAAGTTAACAACAATGCAATGTTTGAATTTAAAGTAGCGACCAAAGAATTTTGGACCGGATCTGCTAATTCGGAAATTGCAAACGGTAATGATTGGTATGCTGTTAATGGTGCATTTCAAATTGGTCACGTTTATAATGGCAATTACCGTGATTTCTTTATTTCAAACGACACAACACCTGGCAAATTCTTAAGCCCGTTTGAGATTCCTACGGTTTACCCTAACTTCCCTTATCACTTGTCGTTTCTTTGGGACACAAACTACTTAACGGGAAATGTAAACATTGCTACTTTTACAAATTATACAAGCAATATTGATGAGTTACCGCCCAATACTAAATCAACGGGATTGGTTGCGTTAACAGTACCACCAATAAGTGAGTTTAATACGTTCTTATTTTCATTGGGTGGTATAACTTCAGTTGATAACAGACGGAAGGTGTGGGTATGGTTACAAACGGCTGTAGGCAATGTTAGAATTACTGAACAACGTATGGTTAAAGTTAAACCGATTGATCTTCAATTATGCAATTCGGTTTTTTTACGATGGTTAGCACCTGATGGATCATACGGCTTTTATTTGTTTGAAGGCAATTACCGTGAATCGTTGCAAGTCGAATCAAACGGAACGTATGTTCAAGCGTTTAATCGAATCGATAATCTTAAAGGCTTTTCAAGATATTTAAAGAAGACTGGGTTTAAGAAAAGACAAGTCGGTATGACGGGCTTAGACAAGAACGATGCTGACGGGATTGAAACTATGTTGTATTCTCCAATGGTTTATATGGTCACTCCAAACGCTTCAACAGGATTTTATGATGAAGTTCAGGTATTGATCGAACCAGGTACATTCTCAATCAAGCAATCCAAGCAAAACTTCTTCGACATTGAATTTAGTTTTGTATTTCCTGAAATCTTTAATCAAGGGGCATGATTCTTTTATACGCTAATGATGTTCAGCTTGATTTATTTAGTGGCACTGTTGTAGGTCTGTCTAAACGAGTTGCCAACATCGGGAACTTTAACACCCGTGCTGGATCATTTACCAATAAGTTCAGCGTTCCGTTAACTGCTAAGAATCGGGCAGCACTTGGATTACTTCAACCCAATACGACAAGCCGAACACCATACGAAGATGTTTCAGGTAAGCTGGTGACTGAAGGAATTGAAATAGTTAGTAACGTAAGAATTGTGATCGAGCAAGTTTCTGATGTTGCAGAAATTTCGATTCGTGTTGAAACGGGTAACTTATTCGATCAACTTAAGGTTACTAAACTTCGCACGATTTCTTTACGTGATTATGACCATCGTTGGAATCAAGGGACGATCGTAGCAAATAAAGACAATGTGTGGACCGATGCTTTCACCTATCCATTGTTTCAGAATGGCAATCAATTATTAGCTTATCAAACCGCAAATTGTAAAGGTCTTGTTGCTTGGGTATATGCTAAGTTCTTAATGAATAAGATTGCAACACAGTTTGGTTATACTTTGGTTGGGGATGGTTATACTGATCCACTAATGGAAAAGATAGCCTTACCGATTAGTTCGGCTAACAATGACAAGTTAATAATGAACGATTACAATGTCGTTTGTGAAGAAGTAAGCCGTGTTGGTTGGGATATTTTAAGTGCTGGTGGAACGGCTAACATTTCAGGTATTAGTAGTGGGTTCGTAAATTCTGCCGTTGATAGTTTAACCGCTGATACTTTTGATCGTTGGAGCATAGTTAACAACAATCAAGGTTATTCGGTTGGTGGTTCCGTTAAGACTGGCTTTGAATTATTGTTAGCCGGTACTTATCGATTCAAATTAACCTATACGATTCGTTTATACGATGCTACGGGAAGTGGTTACTTTGGTGGAGTTTGCTTATTCCGTAATCTTGGCGGTGCTACGACAGCGGTTTGGTTTGAAAGTTACCCAACAATGGGAACATTTGGCGGTGAAGTGTTTATCGATGTGACCAAGACAAATATTCCTGATGACAGCTTTACTAATTCAGACGAGTATCTTTATTTGTGCGGTTTTAGTGGTAACACTGCAAGTACACCAGTTGCGAATGTATCGATTGAATACACTATGCAGCTTTCTTTAGTTGACTGCAATTTAGAAACAACGACTTACAACCGACCGATAACACTTAGCCCAAATCTTCCTGATTGGGATTGTGGAAAGTTCTTTAAAGAAATGGCGAACTTTAATGGATCTTCTTTTCAAGTCGATGATTATAGCCGTGAAATTCGGATGTTCAAACTTAACTTACTTGAAACAAATAAAGCAGCACCGTTCGATTGGTCCGATAAGTTAACCGTTAACAATTCTTCAACCTTTAAATTTGAATTGAGCGGATTAGGCAAAGAAACTTTATTCAGCTACGATAAGTTCGACATTTACAGTTATCTGCTTTTAATAGATAACTCCCAACTTTCAGAAAATGAAGATTACATAAAATCTTCTTTTGTTCCAATGAAGCAGCAAAACGCAATGGACTTAGAAAGCATTGCATTCTATGAACTTTGGGATATTGAAAACACCCGAAATAAGTTCGACAATAGAAACCGTGTAGGGCTAATCAGAACTACAACTGGAACGACTTATTCTTCACCCAACCAAGCTGCGATTGCACCAAGCGGAACTGATAACGTAGGTTATTTTGACGATGTAAATAACTTTTCGTTAGACTGGGCGGTTTTGTATGAATTATATTACTCGCAAGTTTTGGGCAACTTAGCACCTGACATATTGGTTTTGGATGCTCAGTTTTTATTGAACTGTTTAGACATTCAAACTTTCGATTTCTCTAAGCCTGTTTATTTAAAACAATACGGAGCATACTACTTCGTAAACGAGATCAAAGAATTTACATCACCAAACGAACTAACTTCAGTAACTTTGGTGAGGATATGACACGCCCGAATTATATCAGTTTGGATAATATGACTGCTTTTAAATTCAAGGCAAGACTTATTATGTTAAAGAACCAAACTGATTTTATGAGGTTTGATTTACTTTGTTACCAACGAGGCTATGAAAAAGTTGATATGTACTTTTTTTGCAACTAAGAAATAATGGCTGAAGAAACTGAAGTTATAATTTTAGACATCCAGTTCGATTCTGAACAAGCGACCAAGAACGCTGTCGAATTGCGTAAGTCTTTAGCTGACCTACAAAAGCAGCAAAAGGAATTAAAGACATCGGGTAAAGACCTATCTGAAGAATTTGTACAGAATGCTGTTGAAATTAAACGGCTTAGTCAGGAAGTTAGGTCTAACGAGCAAGTTCTACTTAAGCAATCCCAAGCTAACAAAGCAGCCGAAGGTAGTAACAATCAACTCAAAGCTACCTTATCCGCTTTAACGGCTCAGTATAACGCATTGTCCAAAGAAGAACGGACCAACACTGTAGCTGGTCAAGTTCTTGAAAAGTCGATTCAGAATATTTCGAATACTCTTAAATCGACCGAGGGTAGTGTAGGGGATTTTAGAAGAAATGTAGGAGATTACGAAGGGGCGGTCGGTCGTGCTGCAAATTCAATTACCGGACTTCGTGATAGGTTAAAAGAACTTGATTCAATTATTCAAAATACTGATATAGGATCTCAGCGTTTTAAGGATGCATCAGATGAGGCTGCAAACCTTAGACTTTCGATTGACCAAGCTACAGGCAAGGTCGATGAATTCGGTAATCGTGAACCAAAGAATCCGGTTAAGCGAACCTTTGAAGATGCATTAATTACAGCTGGTTTACTTGGATCAGGATTTCAAGCGTTATCGGCTCAATTTGAAGGTAACGAAAAAGCACAGGAGAAATTAGCAACGGCAGCACAGGGTGTTAATGTCGCTTTGAACCTTGCCAACATCATCAAAGAAAAAGGTGCAATTATCGACACCTTAACACTTGCTAAAACAAATCTACTAACTGCATCAACGGCAGCTTATACATTTGTTGTCGGAACTTCAACGGGTGCATTAAAGTTGTTTAGGTTAGCACTTGCCACAACGGGAATCGGTTTGTTGGTACTTGGAATCGGTTTGCTTATTACCAATTTCGATAAGGTCAAAGAAGCCGTTTTAAGATTTATACCAGGACTTGCAGCGGTCGGAGAATTTGTAAGTAAAGCGACTGATGCTTTCTTAGATTTTATTGGTGTTACGGACGATGAAACCAAAGCGTTAAAGAATCAAGAAACCGAAGTTCAAAAGTTAATCAATACAGAAAAGCGAAGATTAGATTTAGCTAAACAGAACTTCGATCAACGTAAGCGATTACTTGAAGCAGCCGGAAAAGATACTTCTGCTTTACAGATCCAAGAAGAAAAGTTCTTTAGAGATCAAGCGTTAAGACAAATCAAGTTTATCGAATCTCAATTAGGGCTAATTCAAAAAGTAAGTACCACGGCTTTTGCTGGTGCTAAAGCGGAAATCCAAAGATTAACAGATGAAGTAGCAAATAGGACGGTTGAAGTTGAAGCAATAACAATTGAATCAGCACGTAAATCAGCCGATGAAGCTAAGAAGATTCGGGAAGAACGAGCAAAAGAAGAAGAAGACGCATTTAAGAAACGTCAAGACTTTGCTAAAAAGATTCGGGATCTTGAAATTACTGAAGAAACCCAAGCATTTGAGGCTAAGAAAAAGGCGGAAGAAAAAGATGCTGAACAACGTAAAAAGAATGTTGAAGCAGCAACAGCCGAACTTTCAAAATTAACTACAGTAACACAGGAGCAACTTGATGCAAGAACATTGTTACGACTTACAGCGGCTCAGAATAACATTGATATTGCAGCATTAGAAAGTGAAGGTATATTAATCAAAAGTCAGGAAACAGCTTTAGCATTAGTTCAACTTGAAACAACATCAGGTTTAGAACGTCAACAGATTGTTGCTGATTATTTTACTTTCGTTGAAGAAAACGGAGATATTAGTTTTGAAAAGTTCTTAGCATTACAACAAGCCCAAGTCGATGTACAAACTGCTACCTACGAAAAACAAGCATCAGCAGCATTACAATTTGGTCAATCAGTTGCAAATATCTTTGAACAATCACTTACCGAAACAGGATTAGATTTACAAAAGTTTGGTCGTGGTGTAATTACCTTGTTGCTTGATACTTTGCAGAAAACTGTTAATGCTTCCATTGCTCAGGTAGTTGCTAAAGAAATTGCAACAAAAGGATTTGCTGGTATTGCTACGGGTGCTTTATTAACTGCCGGTATTAATGCAGCGTTTTCAGTTGCTAAGGCTGCGATCAACAAACCACCACCAAAGTTCGCCCGTGGTGTAATTGGGCTGCAAGGTGAAGGGACCGAAACATCCGATTCTATTCCGGCATACTTATCAAAAGGCGAATCGGTTATTCCAGCGTGGGGAACTAAAGCGATCCAAAGTGCTTACCCTGGCTTCTTGGAACAATACATAGGCGCACCAAGATTCCGTGATGGTGTTATCGATTTCCAACCGTCTGTATCTGCATCGAATGACAATAACAATGCGTTGATTGATGCACTTAGGTCGATGCCTACACCAATAGTTAAAGTTGTGGACATCAACAAAGGGCAAAACGATTACAGTGATGTTAGGGTAGCTTCGACCGTATGACAAGACAAGAACTGATTTACGACTTAAGCAAGTCAGGCGAATTAACCGAATTGTATAAGCACGGTTTAATTAACTATAAGATTTTGATGTATCGGGATATTTATTACGACTTTCAAAAAGAAATATCAGTTAACCGAAAGAGAAAATTAGAAGCTGCTAAAATTGTAGCAGTGAGATTTAGAGTAGATTTGTCTACAGTTTACCGAGCAAAAAAATTCTTTACATTATGATAAGCAATAACCCGATCTTAGTTGTTTCCACAAATAACATTACTGGAAAGCCATTATTAAATCAAGCATTCTTTAACTACCCTGGCATTAAGTTGGTCCAAGTTGATAACGCTAAATCCAATAGATACATTATTGATTTGCATAATGAATTTATTGATACATCTGCAATGGTTGTCAATGTTTCCGAAAATGTATTTGTATTCAACATCGAAGCGTTAATAACTTTGATTACCCGTCAAGTAATTGAAAACATTGAAGTATTTGGAGTAACATCGTCAAGTGGCAAGGTTGAAATGTCTGATGTGTTTAACACGATCATTCCCAAAACGAGAATATCCGGAAAGAACTATTTTGCTCAGATGCATCAACTTGAAAAGGATGCGTTTATTCAATGGGATATTGTTAAAGATGTACCTGGCATTTTATTGCTAAATCAAAACGATGAACCATTCGCTATTTGGGCTGGTGAAATAAAATATGAAAAATGTCCAACCATAGATGTTGAGGCTTGTTATAACTATGCGGTTGCTAAACGTAACGCATTCATTGAACAACAACAACAACAAGCGGTATGATAGCAGTTATTACACCACATCACGATCCGGCACGAAAGCAGTTGTTAGATAGGTTGAGGTATTATATGTCAAGACAAACGATGCAGCCTGATCTTTGGCTAATCATTGACGAACCGACTAACATTAAACCCGATTTAACTTACCGTGTTCGTGTAGGATGTGAACGAGCAATTGAAGCTGGTGCTACTTGCATTCTGATAATGGAAGATGATGATTGGTACGATCCAAAGTACATCGAGTTTATGGTAAACGCTTGGAAGCAAAATGGTAAGCCTAAGATATTTGGAATCGGTTTTACTTTGTATTGTCACATCTTCGCTCAAAAGCAATGGTTTAGCCCACATTCAGGACGGGCAAGTTTAATGAGTACATTGTTAACACCTGATGGTTTAAAAAATTATGAATGGTGTGCTGATACCGAGATTTGGTTAGATATGCATTTATGGTCATCTATTAAAGGCAAAACTGTAGAACCAAATAAGTTTTATTCAGTGGGTATTAAACACGGTATTGGCTTATGTGGTGGCGTTGGTCATAACAGATCATTTGGTAAATATGTAAACGATCCTAACCACGCAGAATTACGCAAACACATTAAAGACGATTTGCAATGGTACAAGACATTACGACAATAGACCAAAGATATTACAACGATCTTTGTAAGTTAAAAGATTGGGACGATAGAATTCAATTCGTATGCGCTCAGGCAATTAATTTTGAATCGGCTATGCTGTATGGCAAAAAGATTCAACGCTGTAGTAACAATGCGTATGTGCTTTATCAGGGTGGTGAGTTCATTACTTATTCTGATTCAATGCTTGTAAGCGGTTTGTTATGCATATTTTCAGACATATTTTCTGACCAAGATGAAATCTTAATTCAAACCTATCAACCAAAGTTTTTAACCTTGCTTGTTGATAGCGTGCCGGATCAAACTATTTTAAACATTGTTAAAGCATTTAGAGAAGCGTGAAAATTGGAATTGTAATATTAGCTGCATCGGTAGATCAGGAGCGAATTGAAATAACTCAATCTGCAATTGATTCAATTAAGTCTAAGCACCACGCAATTAGTACAGTTGTTGTTGATTCGCATAGCAACCATCCATATAGTAAAGCAAGAACTATTTATCAGGAAGGTGCATTTAACTACAACCGAAATTTAAAGCACGGGATAAGATTTTTACTTGCAGATCCTTACACATACGATTACTTTTTAATTCTTAATAACGATGTTTTGCTTGGTGAAAATTGCATAGACAAATTAGTTGATACTGGCTTAGATAGTTGCAGCCCAAAAGATCCTACATTGTCACTTCACGAATTTTATAAGGGTATTACATTCGGTTACCGAACATCTTATCAAGTTTGTGGATGGGCATTAATGTTTAGTCGATTCTTAATGTACGAATGTGGAATAGATACATTATTTCCGGATGAACTACCATTTTGGTTTCAAGATAACTTTTATGCTCACGTTATTAAGGCTAACAATTTTAAACACGCTTTAATTGCAGATGCTCACTGCATCCACCTTGAATCTAAATCACATAATTTAATTACTAACCATCACCAATTAACAGAAGGACTTAGACCAACATACGATGAACTTATCAGACAATTCGATATTCAGTTTTCCCAGCGTTGACCAAGCAGCTTATCTAAATGCTAAACCATTTGCACACGCTACGTTCAAAGATATTTTTAGTCGTGAATTTCTTACTCAGGTTAATAATGAGTTTCCCGATTTAGCTATTAATGCAGATAGGATCTTTAACAACCATCACGAAAAGAAGCACGTTACTTTTGGCGAATCAAAACTTTCTGATAGTGCAAAGACTTTAGTAAGATTCTGCAATTCTGAACCGTTCTTAAAATGGTTGTCAGCTTTAACAGGCATTGAAAATCTTATGTCTGATCCTTACTTAATTGGTGGTGGCTATCACGAAATAAAGACCGGTGGTAAGTTAGGCATTCACGTAGATTTTAATAAGCACGGTTTGTGGGGTGCTGATCGTAGGGTTAACGTATTGATTTACCTTAACGAAGATTGGCAACCTGAATGGGGCGGTGGAATTAAGTTATACGATACGGTCCTAAATGAAAAGGTTTGTGTAGTTCCTGAGTTAGGTAATATTGTAATTTTTAGCACTACCAATAAGTCTTGGCACGGTCATCCCGAACCGTTAACTTGTCCAAAAGACAAAAGCAGAAAATCAATTGCACTTTATTATTACACCGCTCCCGAATTTGATTGGAAAGCCAATGATACCATATTCCGATGAAATTAGCTGTAGCCTATAACATCTTTGATGGTGTTGAAAACCTTGAAGCATCGGTAAACAATATTCGACCAGTTACAGACATATTAATTGGTGTTTATCAAACGGTCAGTAACTATGGGAACTTGATTGAACAAGACACTCATTCTTTATTAAATCGATTGGGCTTTCACTTTATCGTTGAGTACATTCCCGAAGCATACCAAACTCCACATTACAACGAAATTGCAAAGCGTAACATCGGGCTGGAGATAGCACGAAAGAACGGATGTGATTTATTTATGACAATGGATTGCGATGAGTTGTATAATCTAACAGAATTCAAACGGGCTTTGTCTGACTTTGAACGGTCCAACTGCGATGCTTCAACTTGTCAGATGCAAACGTATTTTGGTAATAAAGATTGGGTGTATAAGGAACCTGAAGAATACCACGTTCCATTATTTTACAAGACCGATAAAACCGATACAAGAAAATTTAAGGAGTTTGTACATTATCCGGTGCTTTGCGATCCTACACGAAAGTTACCAAGTAATAAGGTTATGGTATTTCCAAGATCAGTAATTCAGATGCACCATTATTCCTACGTTCGGGATGATATACGAATGAAGCTGATTAATTCAAGTGCATTGCGTAACTATAAAGAAAAAGTCGATTCAATCGTTACAGCTTATCACAACTGGAATAACGAAACGACTTGTCAAACTGTCCACGGTCAAACTGATTTAATCCGTGTTGATGAGTTGAATATCTGTTTACCTAATTTTAGGTAGTCAATCTGAATTAACCTTTTTCAAGTTTTCCCGATAATGCTCCAAACATATCGGTTGCTAAATACATTCGAACACCTTTAGTCTTTAACTCATCACGTAAAGACATAAAATCATTAACGACCTTGTTAATCTTTGCGATTGATCCGAGCGACTTATGATTATACAAGTCAACACCATTAATACCAATTTCTGTTGCTCCCATAAAGTAAGCGTGAACAACCGCAACAAAGGGCGAAGTAATTGAATGCGGATAATCTTGTTTTAAATGGATGTTTGTTAAGTCGCTTCGTGAGTTGGTTAACTTAATCGATTTTACATTTTCCCGAACCATTGCCCAAGATTGCACTTGGGTAAACATTGGTGTATTATCGGAAATCATATATTTTAATCTACCGTCCTTAAATACTTCAGGTGGATCTACACAGATTATAGCATCGCATTTATATCGGCAGTCATTAACGCCAATGTAATAATCGTAACCATCCAATCTTTTAGCGGATTCGCCCAATCCCATAACAAGTGCTTTCATAGTTGTTTCGTTTTGCTGCGAACAAAAGTAGTCATTACAACAATAGGTTCATTTAATTTTGTCCTATGGCAGATAAGCACTTATACATTTTTGGTGACATTGGTTATGAGGTTCGTCTTAATGACGTTGCTAAGGCTACCGATGGTATAACAAAAGAAGATAACCTTATAGTTCACATCCATTCGCCAGGTGGAGAGGTTAACGAAGGTTTTGCAATTCACGATTTTATCCGTTCGCTTGGTGTTAATGTAGAAACTCGCATTGAGGGCTTATGTGCTTCGATTGCTACAGTTATTTCATTAGCTGGTGACACTCGGACAATGACGGAAAATTCAACATTCTTTATTCATAACCCGTGGTCAATGGCTGGGGGCGATGCTGATGAAATGGAAAGAATGGCAAGTGAATTAAGACTAATTGAAAATAGACTTGCAAGTTTTTATTCTAAAAAAACAGGGCAAGAAACTGAAACATTGCTAAACTATATGAAAGAAGAAACTTCATTCACAGCCGATCAAGCTATGGAGTTAGGATTTATTCAGGAAATAGTTACCGGTGTAAAAGCAGCTGCAAGAATTCAAGAAAAACCAATAAACCAATCAGATAAATCAATTATGAACCACATCGAAGCAAAGCTAAATTCGTTCTTTTCGAATGTTAGCAAGAAACTCGGAATTAAAAACGAGTTCACAGAACAA